GCAAAGAATCCAGCTCCAACCCCTGTACCCATTAAGATGTCAAGCGCAACATCTGAGGAGTCATAGTCTACGCCCTGATAGTTCATATTAAAATAATGAAAAGGCGATACGGCTGTGTTGGCTACAAGAGCCTCAACTGTGTAATCCTTTACCGAACGCGCTGCAGCAGCATACTTGTTTCCCTGCAGTATAGCTGTGTTAAGTTTGTTTACTTTTGCAAGATCTTGCACACCAGTTGCTACCCTACCAAACGGTACAACATTTGCAGGGTCCAACACTTGAGGAGCCAACTGCCCTATTGTATTTGTAATTGGATACTTTTGATTTATTGACTGATGCCGTATCTGTTGAGCAAGCTGTGCCTCTGATCGCAAGTGTAATTGAGTTGGAGTTTCACCTTTGATGTAATTTAAATTAGGTAATCCATAACTACGATACTCCTCAACATCTTCCTCGGTAACAGGACCCAGCCCATTTTTTTTGTCCTGTGTCCCTGCATACCACTTCATAACTGGGTTAGAGACGTACGCAGTTGCAGTGTTAAAGCCCTCTTTTAATGAGGCATCAAAAGACTCTTTTCGACCTGTTAAACTAACACGATCACCCATGTTGGTGGGCACAGACGGAATATGACTACTTGGAGATGAAAACATTAAAAGGTTTTAACTGTGGGGGCGCTAATAATTGGTGTTGTCTCGCTAACTGTCCTAACAAAACTTTCTGCAAGTGTATTTGGAACCCAACCGCCCTCTGCTTGAAGTCTATTAGCTGCTGCTGAGTTTGTAATCACAACTTCGTTATTGTCTAAATCAACTAAGTGTTCATAGCGCCCCGTTAATCGGTCGTAATATCTTACAGCAATCCCAATTTCGTTATTAATAAACGATTTTGCGCTATAGTCAAGCAACGGGTAAGTAGCACCGCCAACATAAACCTTACCTTCTTGTAAAATTTCTGCACGTTCTTCGTCAGAAAGTTTAGTTGCTAACTCAAACTCTTCAACCATGTCTCTAAAACCAGCTGGAAACTTTTCAATGTTTTTTATCATCTCTGGCTTAAAATCTAAGTTACCGTTTTGCGCTATTTCTATCGCGTAAATCTCAGCTGTACGGTTGGTTGCTGTTTCTGGTAATACAGAATAATTACCATCTTTAAGCATAGCCCCTATAGCTTGTCGATTTGAGTAAGTTGTGCGGCTAAAAGATTCTGCTTGGTCGGGTCCAAAACCAAGAAGCAAGGGGAAGTCTGTAAATGGTACGTTTGCGCTAAGAAATGATTCTAATAAAACGTTCATTGGCTTACGAAACTCTAAATCAACTGCACCAATCATTGACGGCAGCAGTGTAACTTTAGTGTCGTTATCTGCTATTCTAGTTATGCCTACTCGCTCTATTAATAACTCACGCTCTTTATCAAAGAATGTTTTCATTATCTTCGAGTTCATTACTCGAGACTCACCTCCCATTATATTAAGAAAGTTTTCTGCTGATAAAACCCCAGATTTTTTAATACCCATTAAATCATCGGCGTGGGCGTCTGCTACACTAACAACCAAGCCTTGAAATAACTCTAAATACGCATCAGCTGTCTCTGCATCACCAGTTTGCAAAGCTACTTTATAGTTGTTGTATGCTTCGCTACTTGTCATCACAGATGTTGTACTCGCTTCACCAGCAGCACCGTTAAGAAACAGCTGAACAATTGGCGTGTGCTGCGTCTTATCAAACCTACTAGACGACTCTGTTAAAGCTAACATTGCTTTTGTAATTTTTTCAGCTTCTTTGGGATTTGAAGCCATAGCAGCAAACTGATAATTTAAGCCTTGTGCCCTTTCAGCTGCTGTTGAGCTTGGGTCTTTAATCATGTTTTCACCGCGATGAGCCACTGCAGCTGGGGTGTTAGTGCTTAAAATTGCCTGCATATGTCCTTCACCATATGGGATATTAGTTCCCTTATACAATGGTATGTCTTCATAGCCTAAGTCTTTTAACAACTTTGCCTGCTCTGTAACATCTGGTGTTAACAACTCTAAATTACGCGTATCTCCGTTCTGCAGCCCTTTGTGTATCTTTGACGCCATCGTACCTACGTACTGTCGTAGCTTACCTGAATCTTCTAGTCTCACATTTGCAAGCATTTCTTCGTCTAACAAATAGATGGGCATTGTGCCTTTTGTCTTTGCAACAGTTAACGCAGTTATTAACCCCTGTCTGAAGGGGCTGGTTACTACGTCTTCGCCTTTTTCATTTTGGATCCGTGTTGGTGCGAAAAAATTAACTAACGTTTTTACCGAGTTTAACTTCTTTAAGTCTGAGCCTTCAATAAACTTTTCCTCAACACCCAGTAAAGCTTCGTATGTATTCGACGCTGCTAAAACCATTCCTTCAATATCTGTCTGCTGAGATAGCGTGTTTAAAAATGTAGTTGCTGTTTGATCTACTTGCGCTTTATAGTTAGCACGCTGTTCTGCATCACCGTCTTTTTCTAACTCCTCAACTCTTTTTTCAGCTGCGGCAATAATTGACTCTCGGTCAGTTTCATTAACAAACTCAAGAAGCTCGCCATACTGTTCAACACCCTTTGATGAGTAATACTCAACATCAGCAACGCTCCTAGAGTTTTTAAGGTTGTGTATAAAAAGTTGAGCAACCATACCACTGGCTTCACCCATATATGCAGTTCTTGCATCCTCAGCCGACAAAGCGTCTAATCCTTCGTGGTTACCTAGTGCCACAATAGCCATTAATGCACCGTCAAACGCATCTGGTTTCATTGTTTGATTAAGGTGGCTCTGAAGTGTTGTGTGTAGCGTGTTACTTGCGTCACTCCGAGATGTCTTCAAAATATCATCTAGTTGGTAGTGTGGTCTTAAGGAACGAAGCTTAAGTCTTGCTACATGATACTTTTCAGCAGCCTCGTCATTTTGACCATTCATCGCATAATAAGTAGAATCAGATACCTTTATTTTAGTATAGTTATCTAATGTAAAGTTTGCAGCGGACGGGTCATAAGAAGCTAAGTCTGCTTCTGCTGCAGCAATTGCTTTATCGTCTTGAAGTGCATACGCATCTTCAACTGCTGCTATACTAGAGGCTAGCCCCATACCGTATTGGCTAGATGCTGTATTTGCTGCAGCTTTATCAACAGCCGCCTGTTTGCGAGCTACTGCGTCTGTATCACGTTGGCGCTGTGCTTCTGCCTTAGCTTGCTCTTCCTGCTTTCTTATTCGTTCACGAGCCATTCCACCGCCTATTGACCCTGCTGCCTCTGCAGTCTCCTTAAGGGCGCTAGAAACAGCACGTAGGGGTGATGTAAATGTCTGCTGATACCCAAAAACAGATGCGTCTGCTTTTTGTTGTTCTACTAAACCTGTTTTTACTTTAATTGCCATTTTTAACTAAATCCAAATGATTTAATGTTTGCTGTTTTGTTAGCCTGTAAAGCTGAAGACGTACCAGCAACACCACCAGCAATTCCGCCAAATGCGTTTGCAATACCCGCAGTTTTTGTAGCTCTTGCTTGATTCTTTAAGTTCATAGATTGATTTTGAGCACCAAACAGTATATTACGCGCGTTTATCTCACCACGCTGACTATAAAGCTTGCCCATACGAGTATGCTCATTTGCCTGCATGTATGCTGATAAACTTTCATCTGAAATTTGAGAAGATACAGCGATTTGTTGCTCATACGCGTCATTTTCTAATGAATCCATGTAACTGTTAAATGTTCCACCATACCCAAACTTAACATCAAAGCCTGCAAGCTCTTGCCGTGTTTTTCTTTCAAAGCGCATCGCTTCTCGGTCAGCTTCTTCTTGCGCTCTTTGTCGATTTGCTAAAACAACCGCGCGTTCATAATCTTGTTGTTGCTTTTGACCTTGAGCATTGTTGCGCTCAATAGCTGCATTATACTTACCTTGCTCTTCAACAGCTTTTGCGTTAGCCTCCAATGCCTTAGCTTCTTGGCGTGACGCCATATATCCAACCGTCACAGATGCTGCGGTTGTTGCTGCTATGATAAAAGGTACTGCTTGTGCCATTTTAGTTTAAATCTGTTTTTGTTACAAGTGCCCCTACAGTAAGAGGATACGGTTCACCCTGCTCTATTTTTATAGTTTTATCAACCCCAAAATAAGCACCTCTAAGTGGTTTTTCTCTGTCAAACCCTGTAAAGTAAACTTGTTGTGGCGCTACATAGGCAACAAGCGCATTTATTACTTCTCCACTGTTAGTTTCTAAAACAGCAGTCGAAGAATCTTTCAAAACTGCTATATAGTCTGCTGCATTAGCAACCACTCTGTCGTTTGTTGATACATGACCATCAAGTTTAATTTCTTCTAATGACGTATCAATACCGACACTGTAAGTCGAGGAATCAATTAAATAAGCTTTTGAAGATATTATACGTGCGTTACTTGAACCATATGCGGGCTTGTTTGAGCCGTCCCATGTTGGATACATCGGTTCTACTTCGCCTGAGTATTTTAAACCAATAACCCAACGTTCAGCAGTTCCCAATAACATCTTTACTTCTATTTTACCATTTACAATTGGATAATTACCCACGTACACCGCGCCTACAATTACATCTACATTGCGCCCGTTCGCAAATACCGCTGTATTCGTGGGTGTTATAGTAAATATTTTTGTTTGTTCATTATAATCCTGTGTGCCTTTACCCGAAACACCAGTCTCAGAACTATCTAAATAAAGTGTTGGTTCATCCTCTGTCTTGGAGTAGTTAACTGACGGTACACCATTAGTATCAGCAAGAGACGACAAAACTTCGTGCTGAACAAAGCCAAACCTATTAACCATAATGTAAACTTGGTCTAAGCCCGAGCTATATGTCTCACGCAAAACAACTAAATCTAGCACAGGAGTTTGACCTGCTACAACTATCTTAGACCAAGCATAGTAATCCTCCTGTCGCTGATATGTTAGGCAATAAAGAATACCTGAATTAGTTAAAACCCAAATTCTTGGCTGAGGCGTTTCCTGTACTGCAATTCTTTTAATTGTGTCTGTTGTTAGTATTGGAAATATAAATTTTGAAACATCATTTGCGTTACTTCGTTGTATCGACCCGTCGTATCTATATTCTAATAGCTGAGTAGCTGACTCATTCGGAAAAAATATAGATGTACCTACCATATAGGCTTCATCCTTACAGTTAATTTCATCAGCCAGTTCAAAACGAATAGTCTTTGGACTAACAGCTGCTTCGTACTCATTAACGGACATAGAGAATATGCCTCTTGTAGTACCGATAATTAAATCTTATGCCGCAATCATCCAACGAACAGAAGAGTTTACGTTTGACAACGGATACGATATACCATTCGTATCTAAAACAGTCTTATCATCCTCTGACGGCGCAAATGAAGTTTCATCATCTAACTGACTAAAAAATACATAATTTGGATGTGAAGGTGTACCGCCATATACACGGCGACGTTCAAAAAAGACAACATCTGCTGGATAATTATTAGTATACCAAGCACCCAAACTAAACGTAGTAAATCTACCACCGTTTTCAAACAGTCCCGTAACAGCATTTCTTGGTACTGGATTTTTTAATCTAGCACGAACTTCAGTATCAGATGTTCTTGCTACAATCTGCATATGAACAACGCCCGATGGCATAACTCCTCTAAGATGCCGATTAAGAGCTGTAGCTGATGTAAATATACCACTAGTGGCAACAACAGAAACATCATTAGCAATCTCAGATACACTAATAGCACCTGATGGCTGAATAAGATTAGCAGAAGCACCATTAAATGTTGCAGAGTGAACATCAGATGCAGTGGTATCTACTTTATGTACATCTACTTCTATTGCTGTTGAAAGATTACCAACTACGTCATCAACAGTAGTGCCATTCGTAGCTACAGTAAACGTACCGCCACTCCAAACAAAAGTTCTTTGACCAGCAGGGAGAATTGATGCAACTGTAGAAGTAGAGCTAGCGTTAGCGCTTGTCAATACATCAAACGAAGCCTCACCAAAAGATTTATATACAGAGCCATACTCGTAAAAAGCACTAGCATTAGTAGCAATTTCACCTCGTTCAAAATCAACAGGGTGTGCTTCAGTTCCTTCATAACTAGCAATTTTTACCCAACGAGTCATTGAGCTACTACTGTCAACTATTACGTCTGACGACGAACTTTCTGCAGAAACACGTATCCATGTGCCAATCTGCGACGAATCAAATACATCAGTATCTGTTCTCAGATGTAATTCACCGTGTGGTACACCGTCTTTTATCAACTTTTTACTGTCAGAACTGGCTGCAGTAGTTATGTGGTTGTCTGCTAAATAAAACTTTGCTGAAGGATCATTTAACTCAGTAACAAAATCAACTTGGTCTACATACACTACGTTTGAAGTTGGTCCTACCACTGTTGGGTAATTAGTCGAAGAATCAATAACTGCTCCAAGCAACCAAATGTCATTTACTTGATACTCAACATACCAAACTTTACTAAAAGAATTAGGTAAGGACGCTACATTAAAAGTTAAATTAGGAGCGCCGCCATTACCCAGCACAGAGTCCGCAATAGTAATTACTTCATCTACAACATAACCGCTACCATTAGCAACAGCAATTACTGTAGCAGCACCATTACCGTCAACAACAACATTAAAAGTTGCACCTGTTCCTGAGCCAGATGACGTGCTAGCAACGCCAGAATTAGCAACGCCAGAATACGTTCCCGCTGTTCTGCTTGAATTTGCAGCCCCAATACTCTTAGCGGTAAGCTTGCTATAGTCGTCGTATATATTCTGAAAATCTGAATTAGTGCTTTCTACTTTTGCAACCTCTTCACCCTTAGTTATATCAATTTTTGTATCCGTCTCTTCTTCTTGCAAAAAAGGCTCAATATATGTACTTATTTCATTAAAGTAAGAAGTTGTCCCAATAACCTCAAACTTTCTAGGTCTATGGTTTGGATGACAAATATAAATAATACTTGTCTCAGAACTAAAGCGTAAGTCATTTAATTGGGTGGCTATATAAGGTGTAACCCAAGTATATTTAAGCACACCATTAATATCAAATACACGAAGTTTTTGATTAGTAAACACAAGCCTATAAGACTCGTCTTTACCTATGGTCAAATGAACCTGCCTAAATTCTGTGTCAGTTTCGGTAGCATCAACATAAGACAACTGAAAGCCTTGACGATAAGTTGTCGGTCCTTGTAATGATGGGAAAAAATTTGAAAGTTTACGACACGAATTTGAAACCCGTTCAATATCCTTTCTACCTGCTAAGTTGTCAGTGATTAAACCACCAGAAAAATTAGTTGTAACATTACTGTATCTTGCCATATGTCCGTTGCGTACCTAATATTCTAGATGTTGAGTCGTCCATTGGCGACTGTGGTGCGCCCTGTCTAGCAGATAACACGCGCGCACGACGAAGTGCAACAACATATTGTTGAAACAATATTTCGTGACGAGACTCAGAACCAGACAACTCAATACTTAACGCTTGGGCTATATGCATAACAATAAGACGATTTAAGAAAGGTGGTAAAGCCACAGCAGACTGCGCTAAATCTGGTATAAATGTGTAGTAAATGTTAATGCTTGGCTCATCTAAATACACCTTATCCTGCTCTATTGCATAGTCGGCAATCTTGTAGAACTGTGTTGGATGTTCTAAACTGTACAGAGTGTTAAAATCTGACGGTAACTGAAATTCGTATTGATGTGGTCTATCGGTAAGTACAGCTGCGTTAGTCGCTGTTAGCGTAACTTTTTTTGTATTGTAGTGGAACCTATGCTCAGAAAATATTTCTAAAATTGCATCTGAATATGCTTGATTAGCAATCAGATAAGTAGTGCTTGTCGTGTCGGTTGAATCCAAAAAATAACTGCCTACTTTGCGCAGAGCAGCATTCATGATGTTTAGCTTTGTGGGCGTAATTGGCATTTAAAAAAAGGAGTAGCCCCCCCCGAATTTACAGGGGAGGCTACGAATTGAATTATGCTTCAGAGCAACGGATTTCTCCAGCGACCTCACCCCACATACGAGAAGCATCAGCGCAAAGCTTGAAGTAAATGTATGGGATGTTCTTCTTGGAGGGATCACGCCACATATCACCCTTAAGACCTGTACCAACAGACATCTTAAGTGCTTTGGACGTTGCAACAATAACACGACGCTCGTCATCATTTGTTCCATCGAACAATGGTAGACGCTCTGTGTGGATAAAGCGGAAGCCCATGAATGTAGTGATGTTACCTTCGGCTAGTGACTTACGCACTGCAAAGTCAGAATTGATAACCTTATCTTCTTGGAGTAGGTCTTCAAACTGCTTAGCACCGATGAAACAATTAACAACCTCATCTTGGTCGATAGCGTGCAGACGTAGCATTGTAGATCTTGCAGCCAACAACTTGTCAACTGTAAGTCCAGACGCGCCTGCTGCACCATTTGTGTAGTTAGCACCAACAGAGAAACCTTCGGTATTCCCTGTATCTTTTACGTACTTACCACCTGTTACAATGTTACCAGCTGATAGAGCACCAACCTTAACAGTTGTTGCGTCTTCAGCGTTAGATGTAAAGGTGACATTTGTTCCACCTGACTTACCTGTAACGGCTGTTCCGAAGAACTTGTCAATGATGATGTCATCAATCTTACGCTTACCAGAAGCAAGTAGTGCTTGCGTGTAAGCGTTCATTGGATCAGTGATAACACGTTTTAGGTCTTTTTCATCAATGTACTTACCTAGTTCGTAATCCACTAAACCAAGACGACGTCTGTCGTGATCAATTTCTGAGTTTGGATTGGTTCCAAAACGAGATGTATCTGTTGTCATGTCAGCTGCTGTGCCGATACGATCGAAGTACTGATACTCTTCGTTTTGTGATTCTTGTTCGAAATACGGTTGGAGCCTTGATTCGCTTTGTTGGAACGCTTGTTCAAAACCTTCGCGGAAAGCTGCAACGTATGATTTTTCAATGAAGTTTTCGGCGTTTGAAGCGGTACTGTTAGAGTACCCCTGTGCGCCTACTGCTGATAATGCCATAATATAAAATAATTAGAAGTTAATTTAAGATAGTTTGTTTTTCGACGAGCTACCCTCACGGACTCTTCTAGTTATAACGTTACTAACGACTTCCTAGAGCTGGACCTAGACCCAAAAAGGGCTACCTAGTATGTTCTAGATAGCCCAGTATAATGACGTTGTCAAGTGTTTTTAACTCTCCCCATACAACTGAGCATACAGCTGTGTGCGTTTGTCGAGAATTTGTTGGCGCTTAGTTCTGTCAGCCATTGATAAAGACGATGGATTTGACAATACTAACTCTGAATTGTTGGCGTCTAAATCTTGGATTTGACTCCGAATACCTTGAACAGAATTAGATCCAAAAGCTGAAGGCACATTACTACCCGATGGAGGTAATGAATCGCCCATTGTTTGAGACAACTTGTGAAACAACTTCATTGTAGCAGGGTGATTAGCCACAATTGGATCACTAATTAATTCATTCAATTCAGGGATTTCTTGAGATAGAGCAGTAAACGCCTCCGTGCTACTTTTCATATTAATATCAAAGTCGTCTTGCCAGTCTGCTTGAAGAGATGTCTTAAACTGCTTTAGTGTATCAGATTGATGACTTGTCATATTCTGATCTCCTTGCGCGTACATTTGACCATAACGCGAATATAGCTGATCAAATTGGTTCTGATTTAAACCTAATTGCGCTGCAAAATCAACAAGCTCTTGCACGGTGTCATCATCAAAATCAGGTGCTTTAACGCCTTCTAATGATTCAGGTAGTATTATCTCATCAGGTACACTATACTCGTCGTTTTCTGGGCGTAAATTTTCATAAAACTCTTCCCACTTTTCTTGACCCCAATCGTCTTGTGGTGCTTCTAATCGTTTCTTACCTAAAGCACTCTGAGCATTAAGCATCTGATTAGCAAGTGACGTAAAATCAGTTGTCTCCTGCAAAGCCTTTGCACCTCGTACATCTTCTGGCAATGTCTCAACAAACTGTCGATACATGTCTTGGTTATTAAAATCTACACCCTGTGTAGACTGTGTGACGTTACTTTCAGTTTGGACGGGCGTATCTATTAGCCCGCTACCCAAACCCTCTGTAGTTTCTTCACTCATTTTGGTTTTCTTGTTCTATTTTGTTTATTAGTTGCTGAGGGTCATCCTCAGCTAGTAAATTTAAAAAACTCATTGCCAGACGACGACGTCCTTCACTTTCACGGAGTTTTGCCTCGTCGCTGTGAAACACTGGTTTGGTTACATGGCATTCCCTCAACAATACGTCAAAAAACCGCATTCCTGCTGAAGTGCTCAATATCTGTTCTAAATCATTCTTAAGCTGCCTTTTTCTACGAAGGCGCTTAAGATTTAGTGAATCTAAATTCATTTTATATGTTTAAAAGCTGACCAACCCCTTCTGGGTCAATCGACTTAGCTTGTGCAATATCTTTCATTGCTCCCCCTATTTGTGGGGCAGCCTGTGCTGCTGCTTGCATCTGTTCCTGCTCAGCAGCGTTTTCTCTCATTTCTTGTAGTTCTTGTTCTGAGCGAATTACGGTAGGAGCTACGTTGCGGTAACGAGCGTAGTCCTCAAACATCTTACGCTCATCTAGTGCCTCCATAAGTTCAGGTTTGACTTGAGCAAGTGGCGCAATGTCTCGCATAAATGCGCTCATGTCAGAAATTCTTGTTGCATACTGTGATTGTGCCGCTGGACTTGCATACGCAATCTCAAGCTCAACTCCACTCATTGATGCAGGTGCTTCTGGTAACTCACCCGAACGCTCTAGCATTGCATAAGTAATTTCAATAGCTGGTCCAATATACTCAGACTCCATACGATTAATAAGCGGAGCCAACTGATTTAACATCTGACCACGGGTGTCTTGAATCTCAGTAACGCTTTGGCGCTCCTTCTTCTCCTGACGGATAATCTGATCAACAAAAAATGAGCGATTAATTGTATCACGGTACATGCTAATCATGTCCATCATATACTGAGGCTGATTACCCGCCATGATTGGTGCTGGCTTTTCACTGCCTGCCTCGTGAAAAACAACCTGACGAGAACCATACTTCATGGGAAGCATAATGCTGTCTTCTTCAGCTGTAAGTGTAGGAAAGTTTAAATACTCGGATGAAATCAATACTTCCTTGACCATCTTATTGAGCACACGAATCTGAGACAAGCAGGTAAATGCTGGTCCGCGTCCGTATACCTCATCCGCTAACTTAGACCACCGAGGTACTAAGAAAGTAAAATAACTTGAGCCATCTACTTGAAGAGCCTCTTTAAATGATGGTGACCAATAAGTCACGGTGTATGGACGCTCTGGTCCAACACGACCACCCTTCTTCGCTCTTTTATCTACGCTAGGCTGTATTGTATAAATAAGCTCGTACTTAGAACTAATACCACGACTCTTATCAAATCCTTCCATATCCGCAACTTGCGGAAACATCTGTAGTAGCTGACGTGCTGTTTTATAACAACGGTAAAACACTGTGTCTACTCGCCCGTTTGCATCTACATCAAAAAATGTATCAGCCAATGGACGAGTACGGAAGTTAACTACACCTTCTTGGTGTGAAACTTGGACAGGTGATGTACCATACGCACCAATATCTAAAAAACATTCATGTGATGCAGAATAAAACTGTGACTCAGGGAGAGCCAGTTCGTGCATGATGCGATCAGATACTTGTTGAATATACCCTAGCTCTTGTTGGTTTAACTGGGATGTTGGTACATCCTTTGCCCGTAGGTACATCCAACGGTCTGACTTTGGAATCATGTTCGAAGCCAGACCGTTGGCGAACATCTGATTACACCAGACGGCAGTGTCGTCAAAGATCTCTCGCGAGTCATCTTCTTTTCGAGTTGTGTTGTGGTGATCAAACTCGTTTGAGTTCGGACGCACATACCGCTGAGAGTCTTGAAACATATGGTCGAGATTCGACCGCAATAACTTTAACTCTTCATATCTTTGGTGTAAATCTTTCATTTAGGACCACTTAAAAACCCTTTATAGCTCTTCGGGCGCGAGCTGTAGCTTTTCGTTTCCGATCATCTACAGGCTGATCTGTTTTTTTAGATTTTTTAGACTGTGCCTTTACTGTTTTCTTCTTGGTTTTTGGATGCGTGTAGGCTATGTAACTTAAATAATTTGGGTTGCCACCTGCTTTATCTTTCTGCGACTCAAAAGCCTTAACCTTGTCACGAGAATATAGTGACGATACTGCGCGAAACATTACAGCAGGGTTGATCATGATTTAAAGCTTAGAGCCGTAGCCCATGCCTGTTTTACCACCGACATTCTGCTGTGCACTAAATTTCTGTTTACCAAGCTGACCCGATGTTGCAACAACTCGAGCGGGTGAGCGAACAGCGCCACCAACAGTCCTTCTGGGTGCCACGCCTGAACGAATAGACCTAACCGACGCCACTGCTGGCGGAGGTGGGGGTGGGGGTGGAGGTGGTGGAGGTGGTGGAGGTGGTGGTGGTGGTGATTTGCTTCCGCCCATAATCTACAATTCTTTTTAATTTGTTCCAGTTGTGGTATTTTAATTTATCTGGCTCGCCCAGCATCATTATTCGATATCTACTAAAAGCAACAGTGTCAAGCTTATATGGAGCAAATTTCATAAAGTCGGCTATCAAACCACTACCACTACGTGAAGCCGCATACATAATATACCAAAAGTGTCCCTGCTCTTCGTTGTGCGCACGCTCTACTAAGAGTAATACCTGCGGCGTGCTAAACACATATCGCTCATAGGGCGGTCGAAAATTTAGATACTGATCTAAAATCTCTACAAAATCTAGACCCTTTGCGTGGTACTTTATTACTGCTTCGTCTATTAGAGACAAATCATAATCACCATCTAACTGCTGCGACGTCATATGTTGTTTTAGGTTTTTTATTGTCTAGCTTAGGCTGCTTTAAACCAACAGCCAATGTTCTAAATGCGTCAGCTCCGTGAGAACTAGAGTCGTGAACAGGGGATTTACGAAACACACCACGGCTTGCGTCATACTCTTTGTGGTAACCCTTTAGCGCCTCAAGTCCACGAGCACAGTCGTTTCTAGCAAACCAACACCTTGGTAGAATAGCACGTACCGCGTCGATGCCGTCAATGATCGGTAGCTTCTTCACAGTAGTAAACTTCAGCCCCATACTTCTTGCTATCTCTAACCTACTCTTACCTGTGCCCAGCTCACGTACTTTGATGTCATGTGGGGCGTAATGCTTCCCATAAACAATGTCTCTTTGAGTAGCATACCTATTTAACTCGCGTGCGTAGTGCGGTAACCCTTCCCCGCTGTTTTCATAGTAGTGCACTACGCGAATCTCATTCTTAAACAACTGTACGAACCAGATTGTCGTAGCGTCATCCATACCCAAATCCCACGCAGTGTGTACGGGTAACATCGGGTCAGGGGTCAACGTATCAATAATCTGTTTATTCTT